GTGTGCTCTTCCGATCTGGTAGCGTGGGCGCAGAGTTTCGCTAGATTTTAACATCATAAAAAACCCCTTCTGGTTCAGTGACTTACGAAGCTCACCAGTAATCCGCAATAAACTGGCGAAATTATGGGCCACGACTTTGAAGAAATATTTGTCCAACAGATAGAGCTCGCCAGATTCATAGGCTTAACTACTCGAAGAGTTCACGACCTCACAAAAGAAAATATTTTCAAAAAATCCACCAAGGGTTACCCGTTTTTTGAATGCACTCAAATCTATATCGAGTACCTGCGGGCCAGGTCTGACGGCAAAAGCCAAACCACAACCACAGCTGAAAAACTGAAAGAACGAAAGCTATTAGCTGAAGCTGAAATGCGCGAAATAGATCTGGAAGAAGTTAAAGGCCGGCTGATAGACGTAGACAAGGTGCGCGACGTATGGATACACATGGCATCAAACTTTAAAAGCAAAATGACATCATTACCAACCAAAATTGCATCGTCATGCTACGGACGCGCAAAGCCACAAATACAACGAGAGGCGCAAGCATTAATAAATCAAGCGCTCGAAGAGTTGGCCAATAGTGAGCCAGACGAGTGATTTACAACGATCAGTCTTTGAGTGCTTACGACCACCGCCGTCTTTAACAGTTAGCCAGTGGGCCGACAAAAATCGGCAGCTATCGTCAGAAGCATCAAGCGAAACAGGCCAGTGGAATACGTCCAGATTTGAATTTACGCGCGAAGTAATGGACTGCGCAACAGACCCTGACTACCACACAATAGTATGGATGAAAAGCGCGCAGGTAGGCGGCACCGAAGTCATAAACAATATCGTCGGCTATCACGTCGACCTTGACCCTTGCCCTATTATTGTTGTGCACCCTACGTTGAGGGAAGCGCAGGATTGGGCCGAAGATCGCTTTGTCCCGATGGTTAGAAATTGCAAATCGATATCCGGAAAAGTCGCAGAAAATAAATCACGCGACAAATCGAACACAAAAACAAAAAAGAACTTTCCTGGCGGACATTTAACCGTCGCTGGTGGCAACAGCCCTTCTGGTTTGGCAGGGCGACCAATCCGCGTTGCCATACTCGATGACGTTGACCGGATACCGGCTGAAGCAGGAAGCGAAGGAAGCCCGATATTATTAACGTTCAAGCGCACGCGCGGCTTCTGGAACAGAAAAAGAATACTTGTTAGCACGCCTACTGTCGCCGGGGCATCTCATATAGAGACCTGGTTTGAACGATCTGACAAACGTTACTTTAATGTTAAATGCCCTAACTGCGATATGTGGCAAATTCTCAAATGGGCAAACGTTAAGTTTGATTCGAAGAATTTCAATGTTGATCAGGTGCATTACAAATGCAGTAACAACAAGTGCACAGCCCATTTATCTGATCCCGACATAAAGCAAATGGTGCCTGGCGGACACTGGAGAAAGACAGCAGAAAGCAACGGTATAGCTGGGTTTCACATCAATGAACTGTATTCCCCTAATTCATCCGTCAATGAAATAGCAGAAGATTTCATGCGGGTTCGAAAGAACCCATCAGAGCTTAAGACATTTATCAATACCAGCCTCGGCGAGCTCTATGACGAGACGACCGAAGAATTTGAATGGCGTAAGCTGTACCAGCGACGCGAGAAGTACCCCTCACCCGTCCCACAAGGCGTGCAATATCTAACTGTTGGGGCTGATTTACAAGCAGACCGAGCAGAATATGAAGTCGTCGGATGGGGCGTCGGTGAAGAAAGCTGGTCTATCGATTACGTGAGATTGTACGGCGACATACATGGTCAGCATTTTTGGGATTCGTTGCACCAAATGTTTAACAAGACATACTTGCGTGAAGACGGTATCAAAATGGAAATTGGTCTTATAGGGTTCGATCAGCAATATCAATCCGATTTAGTAAAAGATTTCTCTAAAAAAGTTGGTGTTCGCAGGTTGATTCCGTTGGTTGGCGATGGCCGAATAGGTCACCCGATAGCAGTGTTTCCACGAAAGCGAAACCGGCAAGGTATTTATATAAGTCGGGTTGGAACAGATACTGCAAAAACCCTTATATATGGTCGCTATGATTTGTTGCAGCCAGGAGCGGGATATTGTCATTACCCTATACATGATGCATACGACGAAGAATTTTTCAAGCAGGCAACTGCGGAAGTAAGACAGCTTAAATACAGCCGTGGCAATTCTTACCATGTTTGGGCAAACCCAAAACAGAAACGTAACGAACCTTTAGATTGTCGACAAAACGCAATAGCTGCATTACGAATAGCACAACAGCACTTTCATTTGGATTTAGACACATTGTCGGCTGGACACCAAAAACCAGCGCAGAAAAATACAGTAATTGATAAACCACCGCAATCAAAAGATGAGTGGTTAAGTAGTGTTGACCGTTCCAAACCTTGGATATAAAAAATGTCAGAGTGGACTTTAATCGAAGCACGAGAATGCCTTGCATTATACAAAAAAGCGATTCGCGCTGCCTCCAGGGGTCAGTCATACTCAATCGAAATTCAGGGCGAAAGAATACAAGGGGATAGGCAAAGCCTGGGCGAACTGCGCCGCCAAATAAATTATTTCCAAGAAGTTATTAATCAACTCACAAGAGCTGAATCGGGCGGCTCTATAAGATTAGGCCGGGCTGTTTTTTATGAATAAATATCAACGCAGGATAGAAAACACTATTGCCTATGTGTCGCCTGGCTGGGCTGCTAGTCGCGCAAAAAGCCGTAATAACTACCACGTCCTTAACAGTTATGAAGCTGCACGCACGACAGTACATCATAAGCGCAGAGGAAGGTCCACGACGCCAGACCAACTAGCCGAGGCATCGGCTGTTCGCATACGTGAAGAAACCCGTTGGTACGAGCGTAACCATGATTTATTTGCTGGTGTGCTTGATACTTTAGTTGGCAACACAATCGGCATGGGGGTGCGTGCGGAACCACAAGTTCTGGATACACAAGGTAATCTTTGCAATGAAGTGAATGAAGCCATACTGCAAATACAAAAAGAATTTCACAAGCGCCCTGAAGTTACTAGATCATACGATGAATTCGAAGGACAAAGACTTAGAGCGAGAACATTGTTTCGCGACGGCGAATATCTTGTTCAATTGTTGCCAGGTGTTGTACCGTTTCTAACGCATGGTTCTGATTTACCGTTGAGCTATGAAGCATTAGAACCTGATTTTTTACCTTATGACTTTTGCGATAACGGCCGTAGAATATTCAATGGCATCGAAGTAAACCAATGGCGGCAAGCTCGACGGTACTGGATTCTGTTTGACAGACCTGAGTCGAGCAGGAACATGTTCACTTCATCTTCTCAAACAAAACCGATTAATGCTGACAGAATCATTCATGCAAAAACGATTAGTCGACTTGGCCAGCTTCGCGGCGTATCTCATTTTGCATCTACCTTGCGACGATTCGAAGATGTAAAAGACTACGAAGACAGCGAGCGCATTGCAGCCCGTATAGCCGCTGCAGTTGTTGGCTCAATTAAACGCGGCCCAGAAGCACCGGCGCCAGCAGCTAGGCCAGATGGTCAGAGTTACCAAATGTCACCCGGTGTGATATTTGATGACCTGCCAGCAGACACCGAGTTTATGATTCACAGTTCGGACAGACCCAACCCAGGCCTTGATGCGTATTTACGTGTCCAGCATGCAGCCAATGCGGCGGGTTCGCGGGTTTCTTATTCCGCGCTTAGTAAAAATTATGAAGGATCGTACAGCTCACGTAGGCAAGAAGCAGTCGAGCAATATCAGGTCTACGGAATGCTATGGGGATATTTCGTGTCTATCGATCAAGTGCCCATGCACGAAATGATGGTCTCTACTGCAATTGCAGCAAATTTACTCAGGCTACCGGACAATTGCGATACAAAAACGATATTCGATGCCGACTTCTCACGTCCCGCATTGATCCAAATTAATCCTAGGGACGAAGCAAAAGCGATGGAGACGGAAATCTCACTTGAAATTATGTCAAAAAGCCAAGCCATACGTTCACGTAATCGCAGTCCGTCAGCAACAATGAAACAAATTGAACTAGAGCAACTTAGCGATGGCAGTCGTGATTCTGTCGACGAAGATAACTAAATAGCGAGCGCATAGCATGCCGAAAAGAAAGAACAAAAACAGAACAAAAATGAAAAGCGATTGGTACGCAATGAATCGTGTGTCAAACGAGTCAGCGCTAATAAGAATTTACGGTGTTATTCACCCCTGGGTAATAGGAGCTGACCAGTTTGCCCAGGACCTTGATGGCTTGGGCAATATTGACGATCTTACGGTTGCTATTAACAGCCCAGGCGGAAGCGTCACTGAGGGCATCGCAATTTACAACTTGCTGGTTTCCCACTCAGCAAACGTCACAACAAGAATTGACGCTGCAGCTTATTCAATTGCCAGTGTCATTGCCATGGCGGGTGACAGCATTCAAATGTGTGAAAATGCTCTGCTCATGATTCACGACCCATGGACTTTCACGGAAGGAAATGCCGACGAACTACGCAAAGATGCTGAAATCTTAGACATACACAAAGACGCTATCGTAAGAACTTATGCAACACAAACTGATTTAAGCGATAGCGATATAAGCGATCTCATGAGCGATGAAACTTGGTTCACTGCTGAGTCAGCACTCGCAAACGGATTCATCGACCGAATCATCACTCGTTCCACAGAAGATGATGACGATGAAAGCACCGCCGGCAATTCAAGTCGGTTTGATGTCAACACGTTCGGGTTCAAAAACGTTCCTGAAAATTTAGCAAAATCAATCACTGGAGTTACCAACATGCCATCACAAACAAAAGTAAAACAGGAGCTAGTCAAAGACTCAACTTCAGTTGATAATTCTGACGCTTCTGACTCAGAAAACACACCTTCCGATCCGGCTAACGCGTCAGACATTAGTGCGAAATTGATTAGTGACGAACAAGCACGCAAGCACGAAATAAAGGACGGAGTGTTTGCTCACTTTCAAGAACATGCGGATTTAATGGTTGAATGTTTAATGGATGAAAAATGCACGCCAGCTATGGCCAGCAAGCTTCTGTTAAACAAGCTGGGCCAGAATTCTACGCCTGCCCAAAATTCACCCGTTATTCATTCAATCGCTGATGCCCGTGACAAGAAAATTGAAGGCATGACTAAGGCGCTATTGATTCGCTCAGGTGCCGAAAAGAATGATATGGCGAACGAATTCCGCACTATGACAACATTCGAGATTGTGCGTGAATGTTTAGATATGGCAAAAATAAATTATTCGCGAATGGATAGATCGCAAATGATCCAGTCTGCGTTTACACATAGCACATCGGATTTCCCCGGCTTATTTGAGAACACCCTAGGCAAGATCCTGCAAACAGCATACGACGGGGAACCATCTACGTGGCGCCCTTGGGTTGACGTGACTCGAGTGAACGACTTTAAACCTAATAGCCGGGTACGTATGGGGTCATTCAACTTGCTCAAGACCGTACCGGAAGGCGGGGATTTTGAGAGTGGTTCGTTCGGCGAAGAACGAGAAACAATCCAAGCTGAAACGCAAGGACGTTTGATTACAATCACTCGTCAAATGATCATCAACGACGATCTTGACGCTATCAGCCGCTTGCCCCGAATGATGGGCAGCGCTGCTAGCCGCTCTATTTCGAGAGATGTTTACCGTACGTTAAATGATAATGCTTTAACCAGCGATGGCTCAGCATTGTTTTCTACTGCTCACGGCAATCTTGGCGACCCTGCTGGACCAATCACCATTGCTTTGCTTGATTTGGGTCGCCAAGCTATGGTTAAGCAGGTCGGCCCAACAGCAGCAAACGGCGAAGAAAATGATGATTACGTCGGCGCCCGTCCAGCTTACTTATTAGTCGGCATTGGTCAAGAAATCGCGGCACGGGAATTGATACAGTCTGCAACTTACGCAAACGGTGGCCGTAATAACCGCGAGATTAACCCTCTACAAAACTTCGTGGAAATAATCTCTGATGTTCGTATCCCTGGAAATAAATGGTACTTAGTTGCTAATCCTAATCAGATCCCATTGATGGAGGTCGCTTTTCTTGACGGCAATGAGACTCCTTTCATCGATTCCATGGAAGGTTTCAAGTCAGACGGCATTTCTTACAAAGTGCGCTTAGATTATGGCGTGGGTGCTAACGATTTCCGTGGCGGTTTCTGCAACCTTGGCGCTTAATCTTGCTGCTAAAAACAGCTAAACAAATATTGAGGAAAAGATAATGGCTACAAATTATATTAAAGATGGCAGCAACATCAGCTATACCAACCAAGGCGCGGCTATTGCCTCTGGTAGTGTAGTTGTGATCGGTTCGCTTGTGGCTGTGGCATTAACTGACATCGACAATGGTCAAACTGGTGCAGTAGCGCTTGAAGGCATCTTTTCTCTGCCTAAAGTGCCTGCGGATACTTTTGCCCAAGGTGATCAAGTATTTTACGACGTAAGCGTCAGCCAATTCAGTAATTTAACCCCTGCGGCCGGCGATATTCTCAACGCCGGTGTAGCTGTTGCATCAGCTGAGGGATCAACACAGTTTGCGGAAATCAAACTGAATGGTAACGGCGGCAGCATCTCCGTCTAATGCCAAACCGTGAAGACATTGTCGACGACATTGATGCGATGCTTGAAGATTGGGATGAAGCTACAGCGCACCCAGGTGCAGTGTGGCCACACCTTAGCGATAGACCGACCAACATATTCGGCAGATTGTTTAAGCCATCAAATCAACGCTCGTTCGGCGATGTCTCACTTAATACTAATGACTACACTTTTTTAACTTCTCAGCGTTTTGCAAATGGGTTGATACGAGATTCTGTTTTGATCGTTGACCAAATATGTTATCAAGTAGTCGCTGTTAAGCCTGGTGGCGTACAAATTGTAATTGTGGTACTGAAAAATCATGCCAGGTGACATAACTATAAGCTTTGATGGCCAAGGACTAGATGACGTTATGCGGTTGCTCAGAGCGTTACCAGACCAAGTCCAAACGAGAATATTAAACCGTGTGCTGAATAACGTAGCCACATTTGCAAGGTCGAATGCAGTCAGGCAAGTAAATGCAGAGATAAACCTCAGCCAGGCAAGCATAAGGCGGTTTACGTCCATAACACGCTCTAACTTTAGCAGTTTGCAATCACGTGTGACTATAACTGGTGAGCCAATACCTCTTATACTTTTCAGGCCATCAATGCTCAGCAACGGTTTATCTTTAAGAGTAAGACGCACTGGCGCGCGAGAAAGGCTGACAGAATCATTTATAACTAATGTTGGCAGCAATCAGAATAATTTACATACAGGCATATTCCGTAGGCGATTTAACACGTCGACAGGAAGGCGTGTTGGCAGATTACAAATAGACGAAAGATTCGGTCCAAGTATTCCAGCAGTATTTCAGAACAACGGCATAGAAATAACTGTACCAGCCTCAGGTCAACGCATTACAAACGAAGCAAACAGGCAAATTGAAGCCTACTTGAGAAGATTTTAAGCGTGATTGCAAGTATTCGAGAACGATATATGGAGCTATTACAAGCCCAGTTTGAAACTCTGACAATAAAAAATGGTTACCAGGTAGACATTGGCAGAAAGGTTTTTCGTGGGACATTTCAATTTGATGAAAGCGATATACCGTTTATAACTCTCGTGGATGGAGCCGCAAATAATCAACAAGATTACGACCAAATAACAAAAAACGTAAATGTGCAAATTGTTGGTTGGGACAG